TGTTGTTCAGGCATTGCCAAGAGGTTAGCTTCGTACATTCCGTCTTCATACAAGTACGGATTATCTCGCAAAGTAGCAGGAATGAACCTACGGTAAAATAAAGGCTGTCCTTCGTTTCTGTGACCTACAGGAAACCGTAGCTCCTCTTGCGTCTCTAAATCACGGGGTACAAAGGGGGTGTTGGCTGGCGAAGGGTCAATAAACATCTGCTTAACCCAACCATGCCCCGGACCTCCAGGGTTCGTGGTAGCTCGCATACAGAGGGGAACACTAGGGTCTGTAGTACGCAAACGAGAACGCATGTAGTCCCAAGCGAATGGAGTAGGATGCTGAGTGAGTTCGTCAAACCCGATCCAAGTAAAGGCTTGGCCCTGATAGCGCAGTACATCGTCTTCTCTGTCCAAATACGTAAACCAAAGTCTCGCTCCGCTAGGGAACGTCCACTGTGATTTGCGCTCTGACCATCTTGCGCTCTTAAATACCTTCGGATATAGCTCCTGAGACTTCCATACAAGCTCTCTAAGCTCATCTGAGCGTCTACGTAGTAGTAGACCATTAAAGTTACCGTTAGAGACGTATCTGAGGGGATCTACGAGCAATGCGTACGACTTACCACCCCCTGCAGCACCTCCATAGAGCACTTCACGCTCTGGTGCAGCTAGAAAGTCCGTCTGAGGACCATCATTCGGCTTGAATATGACCTTTTGAGCATCTTCAGCCTCTTTATTCTCGTCAATGACCTGAATTTGCTTCTGGGTCTTCAGTCTACCCTTGTCAGTGACGTAATCATCTATGTTTTCTAAGGCATCTTCGCTTAATTTACCGGCTTCAACCGCTTCTTCGGCAACTAAACGCTTTAATTCAAGCTCCATATCCCTTAATTTGCGGGAAAGTTGCTTTTTCTTCCGTGTTTTTTCTTTTTCGTCTTTATTTTGGTTTTTAGAAAAGTGTTTTTCACCGGCAAAGTTGTTTGCCTTAGTCTGTGCGGTCTTCCAGTCGGGTAATTTACTGCCGATATCGTTAAATTCTTCGGCAACCTTCTGGTACGAGCACTGAGATCCAATTTGTGTTGTTAGGAAGTCTGCAACCTTGCGGTATGATACTCCGTTACGACAGGCTTGCATTCCTTCAATCAGAATCTTTAAATCGTCGTGGCGTAACTTGTACACCGCATGACCAGTCTCTTTGTCCTTATAAGGCATCCTATCGTAGATGTACGGCCTGTACGCCTTACCTCTAGGACTCCTTACAACGACTTCGGGGTACAACTCTTCAGCAATACCCCGTAAATCTTCATCTTCTATGTAGTCGTACAGACTCATCAATCCTCGTTGTCAGTTTCTTCTTGACGTTTGGCTGGTAAGATGAAAATACCGTTGCCTTCATCCGTAGAAACTTCTAACTTCTCTTTCTTGACGATACCGATACGGTCTAGAACTTCTTTAGCCGCCGCTACAGAGTTCTTTGCACCTAATGCAGTTGGATCATCCAGCACACCAACCATACCAAAAGCAGCCTTAGCACCGTTGTACGCTAAGATGTACTCAGCAATTGCAATCAATTCATCCTGCAGATACGGCACAACATCACGATGTGATACGTTGCCGTAACCAGCCAGCTTGATTGCTTGGTTGATGTTACCCTTTGCTTCCCCAGCCATTGCGTCCAAGAAGGCTAACTGCTTCTCAGTGTACTTACGCTCTGGGTTTAAATATTTTACTGTATCCATTGTTACCACTTCTTGCATGACCAATAACGTGCAGAGAACTTATCTGTTGCCGTATCGCAATTATGCCTCGCACGAAAGCTCTTACGACGTGCGGGGTTATCCTTTTTGATTTCCATGTTGGGATCACCGAAGCGTACGAGCTTGATCTGGTCATCCTTCTTTGCAAGTACAGCAAACTTCTTAGGGCCGTCAGGTGTTCTCTTTGGCTTGTTGTATCCTGCGAAGGTTTCCCCACGGTATTTGATACGGCCAGAAGGTAAGCGTTCAGCATCTTTGGTTGTTGCCATTATCTATATCTCGCAGTTTTCTTTGCAATCTTCTTGGGTTGCTTGGATACCTGTTTACCCGCCTTAGTTGCTTTCCGCTTGGCTTTGGTAGTAGCCGCATACTCGCTTGCCGAAAGACTTGAAATTGCTTTCTCCGGTCGATATCGCTCCCCGGTAGCTTTGGGGCCTTGAGTAGAGGGCTTGCCACTTTTGGTACGCCACTTCTGTTTGGTCCAATTTTTCAAAGACTGCTGGGGCTTTTTCATTATGACTTGTAGCCTCCACCTTTTGACTTGTATTGCTTTGCGAGCATTTGAGCTTTTCTAGCTGACCATTGTCCGGCCTTTCCACCTTTTCCACCGGCTTTGATCTGGTTGAATAGGTTCTTACGCATTGTAGGTTTTGTGTAGTTTCCAGCCGCATTGACTTTACTCTTTGTCTTAGGCATAAAAATTACCTTGGTAAAAATACTTCTTCTATTGTTGCAATACAGCCAATATCAGGACTAGCACCACCACCTGTATTGCTAGGAGTTACCCTAACTAGGTCACCAGCCTCTACCACAAGAAAACCATTACTTAACTGCAGAAAATCCCCCGCAGTTAAGTTTTTTGCACCCACAATTGTAATGTAGCTTGTCTCAGACAAATCGTACCATTCAACTTTTACGTCAGATGCGTTGGAGGTGCCGTTGGATAAGAAAATTAACGATATATACGAAACACAATTTTCGGGACAAGTGTACAAAGTAACAGCAGTATCGTCAGTGGTTGCGTGTACGCCGTAGCTTTTAAATCTGCTAGGGCGGGTGACGTTAAGTGCCATTTACTTCTTCTTAGTCCTTCCGCCGTAGGCTTTCTTAGCCACAGGCTTCTTTTTAGCCATACCACCGTACGCCTTCTTGACAGGGGATGCTTTTAAACATTTACCAGCGGCAGTACACTTTGCTGGGGCTGGACATGATGCACACGTCTTCATGGATGTATCTCCTACAGATAGAATAAAATTAGGCGGTGGCCTACATTGCGTAGACTGCGTAGAGCACAACCTCTGTTTGTTGGAGGAATTACGCACCGCCTGTTTAATCGGTAACCACTGTAAAGCTCTTTTTATGTAAACTGAGAGTGTAAACCTTTAGTGGTACTCGTATTGCGGTGGTGTACGCAATAGAAATAATCTGTCAACCCCCAACCTCATAAAATTATTTGGGTGGGCTTCGGATATTTGATTCCGAATTCTTGGTCCACTAGGGTACGTATCTCTTCCATCGTGAACTTCCTATCTGGGAACTTGTCCTCTAAGGCTGCACGAATGTAGAACAGATCGCTGTGCGGTAGCATATTCATGTCAGGAGTCTTACCGGTATAGGTGTACTCGTAGAAGTACTCTATAAAGTGCTCTGACTTCGGTCTGGTTGGATCTGGTAGTGTTGAGTACTCTCTTAGCTTACGTTCACTTTCAGTCTCTCTGTAGTCTTTGTACGAATCGTTTGTGATAGTCATTTACATATTTCCTGTAGTTCATTAGTTACCTCTCTATGTTTATTTCGTACAGTTATAAGCTTATAACAAAAAAATCTATACGTCAAGTGATCACAGCTATTGACAGATCTGAAAAAGTTGGTATAACTAGGTTTACCGGAACCGGTGACGTAAATCTACTCCAGGCTTTACATATATACTTACTATAAACTTGTACGCAATACCCCTTCATAAGTAGTACGCAATGCTAATTGCGAATAGTCCCTTACAATCTGTACGCAATATCTATTGCAGTCCTGTACGCAATGACTAATCTTAAACAAACAGTCACAAAACTACCCTATACCATGTACGCAAAACCTGTCTAAAATCTGACTACCCTAAAATTCCCTTCCGTTGTATATGTTGTATACACTACCCCTATACCCCCCACTGGCACATACATAGTACTACTAGGTAGTCGCTACGCTCCTCCTCTTTAATGCCCGATTTTTTCAAATCGTTCAAAATGTCAGCAAAAATAGGGCTTTGCATAGTGTCTGAAATGGGGTCTCAGAGCTATCAGAATGCTTTGTGTGCGATTATCTTAATGCAAGTAATGCTACCCTACCTTAAAGCTGTTTACAGGCCGTCCCTTGGCTTATGCCTTTTTGATATATGGATATAACTAATAGTTATTGCTAGCTGTCTGCAAAGATTATTTTAAATGGTGGTGGTGTGTGGTGGGTTTTATGTACGAATCAGAATATAAGAAGAATATAAAAAGAGAGGTAAAAAACAGGCATAAAAAAACCCGCCATAAAGACGGGTTAATTATTTGAAGATTATGATTTGAATTTAGTACAAGTAGACAGACCAAATAATAATCACACCGAATAGATAACCTAAGATCGGCAAATAGAATTTATACATATCTATTTGACTCTCTCAATAATTGAATCAATGCCCGAATCCTTTTTATAACAGGCCAAACATTCAATGCATTTTTGACCGGTACAATTCTCATTCTTGTAACCACCATGCGAGACGTTATTGAATACTTTATGAAAGTGAACTGGTGGTTCAATTTGTACGCAATCTATTTTGGGATTTGAATAGATTAAAATCATATTCTTTGGTGGGTGATACTGTTTTGAATACTTAAACAGTTTAGTGATTAAGTTTTTACGTTTAGTCCACAATGCAAAGCTAGTGTGCGGGTTTTTCTTACAGATCCTAACAAGGTTTTCTAAATGCGTTAGGTTAATCAATTCACCATGGGCATTGAACCTATAGAATGCATCCAAGATAGTTGGCAAGTATTCCATGTCATGCACCTTGTTAGCTAATGCATCACTATTTCTTTGCAATGCTGGTTGCATGTTCTTGCGGTAGCTCTTAAGCATTGTGTGGCTATAACATTTAGTACATATGTTATCGGCCTTGCCCGATGCATTTTGCTTTATGCAATACGGGTTTGTCATTGTGTTGGTGCTAATAGCTTTGAACCCGTCAAGTTTACCAGTCATTTTGCTTTCGTGAATAAGTGGTTTAGTCATTGTCTCAATCCTTGTCTGTCGTTTCGTTAAAACAAACATGGGATATAGTTTTTAAAACGTCAACAATTATTTTTACTTTTTATCAAATTATTTTATAACTCATTGAAAACATTAAAAAAGAAATTGTTTTATTGTAGCTACTACAGATCTAGTAGGTAGTATATTACCACACCCATATCATACACTATAATGTATCTTGGTAGTAGGTCAGTATTGTTGACGTATTATTCGTTTGGGTTCAACCGTTTAGGTAAGAAGGGCTGACCTTTTAGTGTATTGCCCCAACAATG